CCACTTAAAGTCACTCCTTGACCCCATCGAACACTATTAGAATCACCATAGATATGAAAATCTATATTTGATTCTTTACATGAAGAACCCCTAGTGCAATTTTGTTCAAAGTGAATGTTATTGGAATCCCCATTTAAGTCTCCACCCGAACCTTGTTGAGTACCCCAAGCAGGAACAAAGGAAATAAAATTCTTGTTTCCTGTTTGTTTGATTAGTATTGAATTTGATGCACCACCTAGTGAAAAGATAGTGTCGTTGTTGAACCCAATTTGAGTTACATTGAACACAAGATTGTCATTGGACTGACTCCCTGTCGTTTCCACATCAACCTTGTTGTTATCGTTTGCGACAACTAACAAGGGTAACATAATTAATAATGATAAAATCTTTTTCATTAAAATATCCACTGAAATAATAGTGTAAGAACAGCCCCTTCAATGAATGCTAACCATAACATATGGTATGTATCCAACCTCATGGCTTTTTGAAATCCAAATACTTGAACCTCATGCCAATCTCTGAGTTTACTTAAAATATCTTCCATCGTATCTCCTAGTTTGTTTGTGTGATGGTAATATTTATAGACGTACCATCACCCACCTGTATTGATGACTCTTTTTCGTCTGTTATGGTTCTAATGGATGCTTGTGCAAACATTGGGATTTTGATAGAGATAATTCCCTGTACTTCCCTGTAGAACCATATTTGACCAAGACCCTTGTCAACAATTGTATTGTATTGAGAGTCCTTATCAAATCCTGGCAGTGTTCCTTCTATACGAACTGTTCCAAATGCCGTGTTTCTTTGTTTATCTAGTCCGACTTTTTTGTCGATTCCTACGATAACATCTAATAAATCTTGTAAGAAATCCACATCAAGTAAATCTCTATCGAGTTCTGTATATTCTAATTCATCATCCTCGAAGTAATCTTCTTCTAGGTCATTGAATTCTAGAAAATCAACATCTAAAATATTCTTACTATCATTTTCTCCACTCGACCCTTCTTCTGCGATTGCTTCTTTAACCTCTTCGGGTGGACTGACAATGAATAAGTTGTCAATCAAGTTGGGTGTTATCCCATTGACCACTACTGGTTTAGTTGGTGAGTCATCATATGTAGACACCATTGTCGCCTGATATGCTTCATCTAATACGACCATTCCACCTGCATTAGAAACTGTAACTTCTCCTGATGGAGCTCCCCATCTATCAGGGAGTAATATTACAAGTGACCTTCCAAGCTCATCAATACTCGTAGTGAAATCTGTTCCTCTCACTGCGATTGTGGCCGTTGGGGTGCGAATGTCGATATTCGCTTTCTTAATTTTTCCACCGAATCCCGATGCAAATCGAGCGGTTCCTTGTGCCATTCTTAATGACATTTTTGAAAGTGATGGGTCGGGGTCATAGTAAACCTCGTCAATCCATACTTTTGAATGTTCTGTTAAATCTAATTCTTCTGACCCACTGAACACAATTTTCATTCGTCCATTCTGAGTCTGTGCTGTATCATACATCAACACATCGGGCAACTCAGATGCAGATATAACGGTTTTTTCACCGTCTCTCTGTAATCCTGCGTATCCCTTTTGTTCCGTTATCTCTCCAATCGGATTAGCATTTGCAACTAATCCAATTAGAAGAAGATTAACTATCGTTATCGTCTTTTTGTACGATGTCAATGTTAGCATTAGAGGTCACGAAAGTTACGTCAATGATACCACTACAAGATTGACCTGAAGGACAACTTGTATCTGAACCACTCTTCTGAATGATATCAATATCATTTGAAGACCCAGTTAAGATTGCAGTGATTTTATTATCAGTAGCGTCAGCTTGAATGGTGTTAATGTCGTTTGATGAACCACTTACAGTCCAGTTCCAAACAGCATTATCAGAATCAATTTTAGTTGTGAATACGTTACTTGAACCACCTACTACTAAATCATAGTTTAAGTATTCTGCTGATGAAGTGTAACCGACATCTATATCGAACGTGTTAGATGAACCTGTTACAGCACCTGCCATGTTCAAGTTGTCTGCACTACCTTGATAACCTATGTTCCAATCCATTGAGTTCGATTGTCCAGTAAACGCTAAATTTACTGTTGAACTATCTGCAATGAAAGGGCCGTATAGTTTGTTGATATCACCAAATTGCACTAATGTGAAACTGTTGTTTGCACCAGTTAAAACCATATCAGCAGATGTTCCTGAGAAATTATCTAAACCGACTTTGTTTCCGTAACCCTTCTGAGTGAAATTCAAGACCAAAGCTGTTCCCGATTGATTTAACCAAATTTCGTTATCATCAGCTCCAGCAAATGCTTGAGATGATAATCCTAATGTTAACATAATGAGTAATAATTTATTCTTCATGTTCTTTTTCCCCTATTAGGTGTAAATCATTTACTCCGTCACTATTGTGAGGGTGTCTATGACCACCTGTTATTTTCCAAAATCCTCTATCGTGACCTTGGTATATTAGTTCCAAGACGGCAAGTTCAATTGCAGAACGAGTTGCTTTTGTAACTCCTTCATTCTCTGCTTTGCCATCCTCAATTTCCACCAATTTCGTATCCATATCAACGAAACGGAATACATCATATCCACCACCTACGCTAAGGATGGTTTTTGTAGTTTGGACATTTAATAAAATCTCCCCTGTAAGTGTTGATATTCCTCTCAAACTTACAGTAACTACATCTCTTCGATATTGGTTGGAAGCTCCGATACCTAAGTATCTTGCGCCTCGGCCACCGCTTTCGATATTAGCGTCATAACCAATAATCCCACCTTCCAGTAGGATTCCTGCAAATAGTAAAGGTTGGATACCTGTTGGAGCATCCTCATTACCTTCCTTAGTTGCAAAATCTTCTCTAGTAGAACGAATAATCTGTCTCTCTCTTACGAGTGAGTCTAAACTTGTTCTCTCTACTACTCTAAACCATTTACCTTTAGCTGCAGTCTTCAAGGAGTCAATCAAGAATGTTTCAGCACCTTGAGTTACAGCAGTTGAGAAAGATGCAATTCCATCTTTACTCTTACGTTGCCCAGTCCTATCCATGAAAGTGTAGACTGCTACAACTGGCATATTTTCAGCAGGTGGTAATTCTGCGAGTAACGTATTCGTTGGTATACTAACTACCTCTGCTTCTTCAATACACTGACCAATCTTTTTCATAATTGCAGTATTACAGGTATCATTCATGGTAGGAACACTTGCACATCCACTGATGAGCAAGAGTAAAATAACTCCGACACCTAAGATTCTCATTTAGAAACTTCCTGTACCTACTGGTATGTCTAATATTGTTGTTGTTCCATCTTCAGTCACAATGGTTAAACGGATAAAGTCAACTCCATCCTCTCCAGTCATTCTTTCATATGTGACTGTATTACCTTCCATTACAAAAGTACCGTATGCAGCTGCAGTTCCGTTAGAGAACATATTCTCTACTAACTGTTTTGCCAACTGAGCGTAGATTCGGCTTTCTACGTTTCTTAAAAATTTAGCAAGTGTAGTGTTCTGTGCTTCTCTATCTGCTTTTGCAATCGCATCTTCTAAGTCCGAAGCAATCTTATCACGTCTTGACTTCTCTTGGTTCTCGATTGTCAAGTAATGTGAAGATATACCATTTCCACTGAATGACGGACTCTTAAATTTATGTACTATTTCGTCTGCACTTACACTAAGTGCGAAACATACACTAATTACTATCGCTGTTCTTTTTATCATTCCTCTCTCCTACTTTTTTCTTTAGGTTCTCTTTCATTTCAAGAACCACGTCCACCTTTTGCTGAAGACGAATTAAATCTTGGTCGAGCATTCTGACTTGGTCGATAAGTTTGATAAGTGCAAAATGTTGTTTTTCCACTTCAGGTTCAAGGTTCTCACCAACAAACCACCAAATATAATAGACAAAGTAGCCCAGTCCAACCATCATAACTATCGGGAAACCATACTCTGATATCAGAGTTGCTATACTCAATTCTTCCATATTAATCTCTTCTAACGTCTAGACTGCCGTCTTCTATAAAGTTCTCAGCACGTGCTACACGTTCAATGTCGGGTCTAAGTTCTAATGCACTAGACACTAGTAAATCTATCTTAATCATTTCATTATTCATACTTCTGACTCTATTTTCCAAAGAATTACAGAACATTGTAAGTGTTTTGATATCGTCAACAACACCCTCAAGTATCTGTTTAATAACGGTAAAGATAAAAAATCCCATCACAAGACTTCCTGCGATTGGAGCTCCCACTTCACTAATTAATTCAAATATTTCACCCATACCACTATTTAGGAAATGGAGAACCTAATTCTTGAATAAAGTTCAAAAAAAAGGGGTCAATGAAGACCCCTGTTAAATCAAATGAGTTTGTTACTTCACTTATGTGATGCAATACTCTTGACTACTTCTGCCTTGGAACCACTACGTTTTACTTTAATGTTGTTCTTGTCGGCATGGTCAAGTAGTTGAACTTTAGTTAATTTTTTAAGTTCAGCGACACTAGGTGTACTTCCCTTAACAGTTTTTGCAACTGATTTCTTAACTGATGGCTGATTCTCACCTTTTCTATTTTCTAGAACCGTGAAGATTATTGCCCCGACAACTATTGCTATTATTATATATTCCATGATTTACCTCTTAATTTATTAATTACTAACTATTTAGTCCTTTGCTTTACCTATATTTAAAGCACACCAATCTAAAAGTGAATAGCATTTTTTGACTATTCCATCATCGACTGGGGTTGGTGTTAAAGCTGCAACTAATGATGCACCCATTACTAACCAAGGAATCACTTGAACCCATGCTATAACCCACTGTAAAAAATCTAAAATCATATGATTTCTCCTGTTTGAAAGTTATACTTACAGGGTTATTTAGGATTTATTGGTTCCGATGGTGTACTTTGTGGTCAATTTCCACTCTTTTTTGTCTTTGAATGGTATGATTTTAATTTGGGATAACGGTGCGATAGGTTCTGCGACTTTGGATGGGTCGAGGATAGTTAACAGTTTCCATTGTGCGAGTAAACCGACAATTGTGTTTCTACGTCCGAAGTCACCTGCATCTATTGATGTTGGTTTACCGTCTAGTTTGAATAATTCTTTGAAGTGTACAATATAGTACTTACCACGTTTATGTAGGATATGACATGACTGGAATAGTTCATTGTCTTTACGAGATGCCACACCTATTCTAGATAGTGTTTCTCTTATCTTTAGGAAGTCGTCTTTTTCGGGGAAGGTAATTTCTACCAATTCCGAGACCAATTCTCCATTGTCAATCATTGTTTTGTCCACCAGTTTTCATCCTGTTTTTCAATTCACGAACCTGTTTATCTGATAACACTACCATGTACTCTTTTGCTTTAATAGTGGATATCTTATAATACTGTTTTATGGTATCGAGTTTTTTACTAATATATGGTTTTTCCCATTTGGAAAACCTTTGTCTTTTTCTAAGGGTATTTAGTAAAAAGACATATTGAAGACGATTATCGAGGTGGTGTCGATTGTTCATCTCGTTAGTAAAGAAAACAGAATCTTGGTGGTAAGACAAAGATTTGTTTATTAAGAAGGGGGCGTAATTCTTTTCTTCCACTGAGTCGACCATGATATCTTTTTTATCATATGAAACCGACTTAACAAAGTCAAAGGGATTGCGTTTGGACATTTACTTTCCTGTATGTTGTCCGAAAGTTTGAAGGAGTTCTTCATCATCCATAGGTTCACCAAAGAAAACAATTTCACCTGTCTCTCTAATCTCTCTCTTGACGACACCGTTGTTGTATTCTACATCGAGTACCGAACCATCGTTACCCCTAGTGTCGTACCAGCAGGATGTCAATGAATGTGCGTGAAGGGATTTGACTCCACTTGCCCATTCTTGTGCGAGAATCAGTCGTCTTTGTCTATCGACTACATCGTTATATTGACTCATTTGAATTTACACTCCGACATTAATTCTGTTAAACAAGCGACAAAATTGATTTCATCGTCCATGGAAAATGCAGCCTTGTATTGATAGTCTGCGATGATTAGTACTGCAGCTGGGATTGATTGACCTTCCAATTCAACTTCAAGTGCATTGAAAACTTTTCTGAATAAAGAGGAAAAATCGTTATCAGAATTCTGACCGACCCACTTCCTCATACCACTCCAGTTCTTTTCTCTAATCATATTTATAAGAGGGGTAAACTTTTCTTCGGAAAGCGATGATAGTAAACCCGAATCAATAACACCACTAACTCCATATCTTTGCATTTCATTTAGAACACGTCTAAAGTCGGGAAAGAATCTCATAACTAATTCTGCAAGGACTCTCTCTTCTGCCTTAATGTTTTCTATCTCACAAATGTTTTTACATCTGAGTAACATCTGTTGTGCAAGTTTAGGTTTCTCTGCAGGTAATATCTTAAAATCAATTACAGTTGTTCTTGAGTGTAGTGCAGGGATGATTCGATTTTTGTAATTACAGGTAAAGATAAACCTACAATTACTGGAGAACTCTTCCATGAATCCTCTCAATGCAGGTTGAACACTTTCTGCTGATATGTAATCTGCTTCATCTAGGATAACGACCTTTGGGCCTCCTTGAAGTGAAACAGTAGATGCAAAGTTTCTGATTTTGGTTCTAAGGGTATCAATCAATCGTCCTTCATCAGAACCGTTGATAACAATAAAGTCTGCACCAAGTTCATTACATAATGCTCTTGCAATTGTGGTTTTACCACAACCTTGAGAACCACTTAAAAGTAAATTAGGGATTTCCCCTAATTTTACGAACTCTTTAAATTGGTTTTTGAAACTCTGAGGTAATATAGTATCGTCAATTGTTTGTGGTCGATACTTTTCCACATATAAAAATTCTTCTGTCACATTGACTCCATCATAAAATAAGAATAAAAAACCCCACCGTTTTTTATGTGTGCATCACCATGTAGAATGATGAGATTGGATGCACTCCCGTGGATAGTTGAGATAGAACTATTCCACATTATTATTTATACTAAGAACCGTACTTACTGTCAGGTTCTAGTGCAATAAAATACTCTAAATCGATATCTGCATTACTAAAATGCGAGATTCCTTTAGAACTAACAGAAACATCATAGTTTCCTTCTAGAATTTTAAGGTTCTCAATCTTAAAGTTCATTGCATAGATTGTTCCATCACCAGTTCCCACTACTCGTGAGAAGGTATTAGAAGCTGCGTTCTTCTTGTCTACTACAGTTAGAGAGACGGTTGAACCATCGGACTCTAACACTAGGTCATTGACTCCTAGAACACTTGATGCTTTTTGTAGGTCATTCAACAAAGTTGATGTGACCTTAAACTCTATCTCAGCATCAGGCATAGTTATCATTTTGTCGGGTGCAATTACCATTCCTTCAGATGCATAAAAGTATGCAAGTTTAGAATTGTTATCTGCAATCGATAATGAGGAAGTACCGAATTCAAAATCGGGGTCTTCCAGTAAACTGGTTGCACCTAAGAATTCCGGCAGGTTATATATCGAAAAGTTCGTTGGGAACTCTTCACTTACAGTTGCCACTGCAAGTATATTTTTCATGTTGGAAATAGTTTCTAACTTATTTCCTTCTTTAACTCGGATTCCCGAATTTATTGTTGAGAAGTTCTTTAGAACGTCTCTTGTATTATCACTGATTTTCATCATTTAGTTTCTCCATATCGTGAATGTATAATTGTATGAGTCCATAATGCAAAACCTTTAACAGGTCAGCACGATTTTTCCCACCCTTTTTTCCATACCTTTGTGCGTATTTTAATACGTTCCCGATACAGAATCCTTCACCATGACCAGCGTCAATGATAAATTCTGTTGCCTGATACTTGTTCAGACTGTAATGTTGGTCGTAAGTTGAATCTATATACGAAGTCAACTCCTTTAGGAGCCGACCTTCGTTGTATTTGTAGTCTACTTCGACTATAGGTTTTCTACCAAACATACTAATAGTATACTCCTAGTAGTCCGAATCGTCAATAGGGTTTTCAGAACTTTCTGAGACACCCTCTTCAGTCATGTCAACCCCTGCATCAATCTTGGTGTAGAGGTCGAGGATAGAATCCCTAGTTTCTTGGTCGAACCTAGAAATACACATTGTGATTGACTTCAATTTGTCGTCAAACATTCTGTATGCATTCACTATGTGAACCAACCTTCTTGTAGTCACAACATCATCAATCGCACCTTCGTAGTATGATTTTCTGATAATGTCTGCCCAGTCAACAAGTTTCTCAACAAAGTCTGAATCAACTTTTCCAGTCAACTCCATTTCTTTTGCAAGAATTGATTTCTCAGTTTTCACTGGTGGATATTCCTGTTGCATCGTAATCGCAAATCTTTCCAACATCGCCTCATTCATAATCTGAGTTCCGATGAATTTTCCATCGTCAGAACCTTGACCTTTCGTGTTTGCAGTTGCAAGAATTGTGAAACCTTTTGCAGGTGAAACCCACTCACCAGTTTTCTTGATAAGGTATCCTTTACCTTCAAGAACTGATTGTAGACACATCAATTTGTTAGAACCTAAGTCCACTTCGTCAAGAAGTAAAACGGCACCTTTTCTCATTGCTTTAATGACTGGGCCTTCTCTGAACATGATGTCTCCACCCTGTAAAGTATGACCACCCATCAAATCATCCTCATCGGTCTCGATGGTGATATTGACTCTGAAGAGTTCTCTCTTCAACTGAGCACAAGTTTGTTCAATCATCAATGTTTTACCATTACCACTCAGACCAGTAACAAATACTGGAAAGAACAATTTGGATTTGATGATGTTTTTAACATCCTTGAAATGTCCGAAAGGAACATAGTTAATCATTTTTTCAGGAATGATTTTTCCAACAGTATTGTTAAGACTTGAAGTCTTAGCAGCGACTGGCATTTGAGCAGGGTTATTCACTGCAGGAACAGGAACACCTATCGGTGCAACTGGTGTTACAGGAACAATCGGAGTTACATTTTGTGGTTCATAACCACCGTTGTAACCACTGATTACTGCCTCAAGGTTAAATGAGTTTGCACCCACTTTGAAATCGTACCTAGACGATTTGACCCAGTATGGCATTCCACCAACTTGGTCAAAGTCTTCTTTAGTAAAAAGTGTATTAGAAGGGAAAGTACTTACAAGACTTGCAAGAAACTCTTTTCTATCGGGGGTAAAGTTAAAGTCTTTACCAGTAATCTGAATTGATTCAGACCTATTATATGTTCTATCTACCATTACGCTGCCTCCAACATTGATAAAGGAACAGAGTATCTACCCTCTGGCAGTTGAACTGTTGCCCTTTTGATTTTCACTTTGATAACAGTACCAAGAGTCTTCTTGGTTTTCTGTACCACATAAACTGAAGCACCTTCCGTTATGGTAGATTTACCAAGGTAGGTTTTCGCATCAGCGATATAAGCACTCAACTCATTCAAAGTTGCGAGTGACGAAATTTTAGAAATCTCGGTTTTTAGTTTTGCATTTATCATATTATCTCCTATGTTGCAGTTATTGATTTGTTTTCCCATTAACTATAGTATAACAAAAAGTGAGGCCCATTGTCAAATTTATTTTATCGGGTGTAAAAGAATTTTCATAGATTCATGTAGGGGTTTTGGATATAGACCCTTCTTGTTCTGAAACTGATGTCTTCCATAAACGTCTTCACCTTCATTAGTCCAAACTCTGAATGCTTTACATTCAACTGCTTGGGCGGCACATATTGCTTTGTTACTACAATCATATTTCTCGCAGGGAGATGGGCCGACATCTGTAATCGCATCGGCAAATGCACTGTAGTTTGGTTCGTTATGGTCGTAGTACCCTTGGTCTACTCTTAATGGTTCTCTTGTTTGCATTATGCAATCTCCTTTATAAATTCGTTAGTTAAAAATCTTGATGTGGTCTTAGAATTCTGATTCTTCTTGAATGCAGAAAGCAGTCTTCTTTTGTTCGCACCGACCAAGTCATCATCCAGTGAGTCTTCACCTGAGACACTTAGTGCAGAGGAAGTGGTCAAGAAGAGTTTACCGTAACCGTGAGTCTCAACACACAATCCGTTTTTTCTACATTCTTTCCACATGGAATCAGCGTCACCTTTTCTAATTTCTTTGATGTTGTTATGAAGACCCCAAAAGTCATTCTTGTTACCCAGTACAAAGTACCCAGTAACAATCACACCAGTCTCTTTTGCAATCCAGTCTAGGATGTTCTGAGATTGAACGAAGTTGTTTGCATTGTATCCATCGCTGTCAGTGTACAAGTAAGACCTGTTAGTAATTGGGTCGATTAAGTATCTTTGTCTTTGGATTCTCCAAGAGTAACCTTCTGTTGGGTCTTCTTGAGACTTCTTATCCTCTCTCTCATCATCAGTTTCGTCAAAGACTGGAGACCTATGTGAATACCCATCAGTGATTACTGTAAGTATTGATTTCTCGATACCGTACTCTTCATTGAATAAAGGAATTAACAATCTCATTGCAGTCAAACAATGGTCAAGAGGTGTCCCACCTAATCTGTAGTTCCTAGGACAACTGTATGAATCAAAGTCATACCATCCATAAGTGTTTTCTAAATCGATGTATTCAATATCACCAAACCATGAGTTATGTAATTCAACTTGTTTTTTGAATGTTCTTCTTTCGAAGTGATATTGATTAAACAAGTGAGCAACATTTATGTGATTCTTATTGAACTCCCTAGTAGACATTTTGTCTGAAAATAATTCTATCAATCTTGGTTCTCTTGAAGTGAAGTATGATGTGTCTTCCTCTTCACCGTTGATTGCATCGTAGTAAACATCTGAGAACAAGTAAACTCTATGAGGAATATTAACCTTCCTGCAGAAGTCAACCAGTATCATTGTTTGTTCGATAAGGTCTGAACACTCAGAAGCGATTGAACCACTCCAATCAAGTAATACCTGTAAACCGTGGTTTTTACCATCGGGGAAGTATGTCACTTTTTTGAAGATATCATCAACAATCTGATACTTTGCAAGTTTAGTCATATCTAACTTTCCAGTTTTACCTTGGAATGCTTTTGCACTTTGCATTGCAGTTTGTTTCATCTCGAATTCTTTTGCCATATGTTGGACAATTTTCTTATTCTTATCTTTTAATTTCTTAGAACTATGAGTTGCCTTTATAAGTCTTTTTGCAATCTTTTCTTCTGAGTCACCGTAAATATCATCAGACTTAGATTCCCAAAATGGAGTCCAGTCTGCAATCATTTTTTTGTAAGGGACAACGATACCACTGAATTGGTCTCTTTTCTTGAATTGTTCTTTAAGATTAACAGTAGTAGAAATTGTGTTAGATTCTGAAATGAACATATCCTCATTGTTATGAGCATGATGTTCTGTAATTGATTCCCTTGCACCGTGTTCACCATCGTAATCATCGGAAGAACCAACACCACCTTCTTTACCAGTCATTTTTTTATCGTTTGATTTTTGGTCTCCTTCGTCACCACCGTCAACATCGCCTTTTCCTTCAGGAGCATTTTCATCTGTTTCTGCAGAGTCTTTTCCAAATGCATCTACATCAGGCATAGAGTCGTCTTCATCGTCACCTTCGTCACCGTCTTTAGTACTAGTACCATTACCATCCCAGTCTTCATCATCTGATGAATCCTCTCCGAAGTCACTGTCCATTTCTTCACCGTCTTCGTCTTCCATATCGTCTTCATCGGTGAATTGAATTGTCTGAGGAACTAATGCTTCGTCATTTTCGTCCCTAGTCTCATTTTCTTTAGACCAGTCATATATTGCATTCGCACAAATCTCAACATCATCCCAAGTCTTACAGTCTTCTGCCATTTGCAAGAAACCTGCCTCTTCTGAGTTAAGTTTGATATTGACTCTATGACCAACCTTAGTAATAAGATTGATTTTGTCTATTAGTGAAAGTGCTTGAAGGTCTCTCTTTTTGATTCCAAAGAAATCCATTTCCATCAATTCGTTGTATGCAGTAAAGAATGATTTTCTCAAACCTGCATATCTGTTTTTGATGTCCTTCTCAATCCTAACGTCTTCGACAACATTAAGATATCCTTTAAGTGTTTTGTTTTTAGTCAATGCACTATGAACACCTTCATACGGTGTATTCAATGCATGACCTACTTCGTGACCCATGAACAGGTCATATAATTCTTTTGATAAGTCGTCTTTAAAGATAGGACAACATAGTATCCTATTCTTCATATCGAAGTATGCAGTTGGCACCTTCTTATGAACGATAGTTAGATTCTCAGTTGCCATTAACTTGGCAAGTTGATTCTTTTGGTTTTTAAGTTGATTTGTCATATTTTAAGTATTTCCCGATTCAGACTATAGTATAACAAAAAGTCATACCCATTGTCAAATTTATCTTTTGAGGTCTACGAATTTTCTCCTAGATTTTGAGAACTGTTTCATTGGAGACTTAAACATTATCTCCTCTTTAGTTCCAGTTTTGATATAACCTGCAAGATGCCCATCGGGTCTTACAATGTAGGTATGATTTGGAACTTTGTATCCTGCATCATCCCATTTTGTTATTTCTTTTAAGTAAACATTTGCCATTATGCAGCTTCCTTTAAGTAGGTAGTGTATGATTCGTAGTGACCACTTGTTCCGATTGCAGAGTTGTCACATCCTCTTCCGTCTGTCCACATTTCTAACTCGATGTTATCATATGAAGTTGAAGGGATTAA